ATTTCCTTATCCAAGACTGTATTAAAATAAGGTGTGCACAACCAGCACAACCAGCACAACTACCATCCGAAGAAGAACAACTACCATCCGAAGAAGAACAACTACCATCCGAAGAAGAACAACACCCAATTTCCACCCTCGATGAAATAAAACGTATTTTAGATAGTGGAACTGGAATAACAGTTGCAAGTTTAATTGATTCATTATATGGTCACGATTTTAAACACACAGAAATTCAAAATCTTGGAAAACCTATTATGGATGTGAGAAAAATGAATGACTCGCATTTTAACAATATTTTTCCACAAAATCAGCCTGATCCGTATTATACATTACAAAGAATGAGACAAGAAAATACTCATATTGACAATGAAGCTGAGTCGAATAGAGAAGGATACGCAATAGCGAAAGTAATGGAGATAAATAATTTTGGATGTCTTTTTGAATCTGAAGGGTATTCTGAAAAGAATCCATATCTTCATTATTATTTGGATGCCACACCTATCGCGGGAAAAACAGAATCCGATGGAAATACTGGTGCTGCAGGTGTTCCTGTTTATCCTTCGACAAAATCTACATTAATGATTCATCCAATGTTACATTACATAAAGACACGTGTAATGAAAAGACTTTTATCTGCTAATTCAGAAGTAGAAGATGAAATAGTGGATAATGCTGATTATCCAATAGATAATAATCAATTAAGGATAGATAATAATATTATAAATGATGAGAAATTAGCCGAAGAAAAAAATTATTTACAAACAATTGAAAACGTTCATGCAGAGGTGATTAGTATTAATGGTAATTTAAATGGATATTTGGTGGATGAAAATTCAGTTCCACCATCGTCAACAGAGGTTGGTGAAGTTTTTGATGATATTACAAAAATATTTCATTTAACACATCATATCTTGGAAATGGCACCTATTAACATGAATACTAATGGAATTAATTTGAATAAAACAGCTGCAAAACTTATAAATAAATATTATGATATACAATCAAATTACATTACTTATAAAGATGGAAACATTAATAGTGAAGATATAACTTTTGATCCAAACATTTTTGATGATGCTGCTGATGATGCTATTGATGCTGCTGATGATGCTATTGATGCTGCTGATGATGCTATTGATGCTGCTGATGATGCTCCTCCTCCTGCTGTTGATGCTACTACTGCTGCTCCTCCTCCTCCTGCTGCTGCTGGTGATGATATACGAATTGTTGCTGAAGGATTAGTTATTAGTGAGTCAAAATCGTTATCACAAGAAATAGTTACTATATTAGGCGACATTCATACTCAGACCCGAAATGTTATGGAGGAGGAAGATTTGGTTGAAATGTCAAACCCTCCTGGTCTAATTAAGACTTCCTCTAAGAGATCATCCAATGAATTAGATCCTGAAAACAAAGAACAAGATAATGACGCCAATAAGAAACAAAAGAGCGATACATCTAATGTTGGTGATGATAGCGAAATGGGATCAGAATCACAGGATGGTGATGGTGACAATATGAAAATAGTAGAATCACCGGTTCGCCGTAATCAAGCTAATAATGAAGGTAATAATGCATACACCTCACCAGTGAGTGGTCAAAAAAAAGATGATTCTAATACTAAGTTAAACGACAAACTAATCGAAGTAAACAGTAAAGTTCGAAACGTTTTATCAAAAGTTATTCTAGCAATTGATTTCACAAACACTTCACGTCAAGATTTTCAACATTTACAAAATGATTCTTATCGTAAACGTGGATTTGCATTAACATCATTTGTTGGTGCAACTGATGATGATTATTATAAAATAGCTAATTTTTATCAGAAACATACAGACGGTATTCAAGTATACGGTGCTGCTGCACAATTTGATGGTGCTGCACCATATAATCTTAATTCGGATGTATTTTACGCAGATAAATGTGAGGAAGTAGACAGTTTGATTGGTGATGAAGAAAATATAGGAAACGTTTTTAAAGTTGTAGTAACTGATGGTCAAAGTTGTCATCCTATTGATATTAGTATTCCTCACACAACGATTGAAACAGACTACGATTTACTTTCTAAAAATACGGAGCATGAAGAAGAAAATAAAGCATATAATGCTAGTTCTGATCAAGATAAAACATTGGATAAACAAACTTATATTATGGGATTAATTGTTGAACCATTTAATAAACCCAAAGCGTTTGGTAAAAATACTCTTATTAACTATATTCAAGATGTTTTGAGAGTTTTACAAGGAAGTCCTAAGAAAGTTATTTTGAAAACATATGCAGATAAGTTAGAGGATAACAATGATAATAATATGATAAAACGAATATCGGACTCACTTCTAGATCAAAATACACTTGTTCAATTTATAAATTATGTCCTTGCTAGTGATGTTAAGGTTACAATCAGTAGTGTTTTATCTGCATTGTTAAAAATAGATAATATACCAGCACCAACAAAAAAAAATAAAAATAAAAAATTAGATATTTTTAACAAGAAAACACAGCCAACTATAATTGGAACGAATGATAACATAATTCAATTAGATGATGATAATGACGATGATATTAATGACACGTTGTTAAGTAAAAATCTAAAAAATGAATCAACATCTCCCTACACTGATCGTAAGAACCCTTCTGCTCGTCGAAATACATCAACAGACAATTCATCAGGACTCCCAAATAAACGACATGATTATGGTGATTCTCGTAGAGATATATTTGATCAAGGTACTCTTTCTAGTAGTAATATTACCGGTAAGATTCTCGTAGATGATGATAGTAATCCTCCCGTCACTACCGGAAATAAACTTAATTTACAAAGTCCTCCTAAAAATAGAACGAATAAAAATACACCTCCTGAATCACAAGATATGATTAATTTTTTTAATAATGATGGTAGTGGTACTCCACTAATAAAACAACAATACAATAGTAATAAACCATACAGTGGTGGTAAATCCAAAAAGAAACGATCCCGAAAAAATCGTAATAAGAATAAGAAAACACAAAAACCTCGTTTTACACGTAACAAATCTTTGAAAATAAAACATAAACGCACAAAGAAAAATCTAAACCATAAACAAGTCCCCAAAAAAATTAGATTGAGTCGCAGTAATAAATAATTAACTAACTAGTTTATTGTTCATCATTTAATCATTTCACATTCATCAAATGATTAAATATCTAAATACTCAAATATTATTTCGGTATACGTTTTACAGTATTCAACATTTTTTTCCAAGATTGTATTTGATTACTTGCTTGCATTGCTAATATATCGTGTTGATCATTTGCAAACCGTGTTGTCAATAATCCATCTGATTTATGTTTGAATACACGTTTATTAAATAAAATTTCAGAATCTTCAATTGCATCTTCCAAATCACCATGTTGTTGTTGATGTAATCGATATAATATACATCTATCAAAATCATAAGCTGCTAACAAATCTGCTTCACGAACTACATGATATGCTCTTTGATATTCACCATGATATGGAAATCCAGTTTTTTTCACTTTTGAATATGACATTGTATCGATTATATCAATCACAGCACGTCTTTCCACATTTGGCATTTTTAATTTTGTCAATAATTCATCTATATTTCGTTTACCTTCTTCTTCATCAACATATTTTTTATCACACATATCGTGTAATACTGCAGCAGAATAAACAACTTTTTCTTGCTTTTTTAATGGTGGAAAAATATATCTTTCACTTTCAAATATTTGATTTGTATAATTCAATACAGTTAAGCTATGTCCCAAACTATGACTTTCATCTATATTATAACGTGCAGACATAACCATAACAAAACGAAGCATTTGATTAAAAAAATGTGTCATACTCTACTGTATACCTAGTTTATTAATTGTTCAACTAACTTTAAGTTTTCTAAAAATGTGTATTAACCAGCTAGCTTGATTTTTAGTATTTATTTATTATTTTATTCATACTTAGTAGATAGTATTCAATAAAACAACAAATAAATGATGAAAATAAGTTGGGTTATTTTTGCGATCATGAGTTTGTTCTTAGTAGGATCCTTTAATACATTTTTAGAAGCAACAAAAGAAACTGTTCCCAAAGGGTTCGTAAGTAAACATATATATCTCTGCAGCATTCTTTTTTTCACAGGATTTCTTGCATCCATTATGTTACTTTATTACTCTATTTCCAATCCTCAAGAGTTTAAAGTTCTATTCACAGAACATCAAAAGTTTCCTTATTTAAAAATTATTATTCCAGGACTTATTTTGTTCACTTATCTAATTACAAACACCTTAGCATTATCTAATGGTGGTGGATTTGCTACTGCAATTATTAGTTTAAATATGTTTGTAACTATTATTGCTGGTGTTTACTTCTTCAATGATAAAATAAATTATAAGATTATTTTGTCTCTTATTGTTGGATCTTCGTCCATAGCATTTGGAGCATACGAAAGCTATAAATTAAATGATTTGTAAATTAAATTATTAATTAATGCGTTCATTCAAAATCTAATGTTTTTCTATTATATACACATACATCTAGTTAGATCTACATAATGAAAATGACAAATAAAAGAAGATCTTTAAAAAAGGTAAACTCTTCAAGAAAAAAACATTCTTCTATTAAGAAGACTAAGAACACTAAAAAAACTAAGAACACTAAGAAGTCTAAAAAAACTAAAAAGACTAAGAAGATGAAAAGAAGAAATACAAAAAGAAAACGTAGAGGTGCAGGCGATGATGATGATGACCCACATCCTGTATATTCCGACGCACAAATTGAGAAAATGCCCACTATAGAGATGTTTAACAGTCTTAACGAAGGAAGTGATCATAGAAAAGACTTTTTAAATACATACACAAATAAACCAGATGATGCTCAAAGACTTGCATTAGAAGTAATGTTAAGAGCTCAGAATCGTTCCAACGCTGCAATAGTCAAGTATAAGAAAGAAACCGAAAAACATATGGTGTATGAACCAGGTAAAATGCCATATGATGAACGATTAACTCAAGACACGCAAGTAGATGCACCCAGAACAGGCTTCCAAGTTATAGAACAGAAAAAACCTATTGCTAATTTTGATCCCAATTCACAATACAAGACAGAACGTCTTAAAGCAGCTTTTCGAAACAAATGGTTCAGAGAAAATATGGATATAAACCACGCACTAATGGATATTGAGCGTTCTAATTCACGTCATAAACCTCCCAATCAACAGAGAATTAGTGTGAATTACGTGCACAAAATGCACGATAAATACTACGAAGATTTCCATGATTTCATTAATACTGATCCCGAATATTTGGAGGCTGCACAAGAACAAAGTGACGCATTTAAACGAATGAGTGAAATGCGAATGGAAGAATTAGCGAGTGAAAAATGGAATGCACCTCTTCAAGCTCCAGGAAGAGAAGAAAGAAAACGTAAAGAAAGAGAAGAACGAAGAAGAAAAGACGAGGAAGCAACTAAGAAAAGAAAAGATGAAGAAGCAGTTAGAAAAGCTCAAGAAAAACAAGACAGACAAGATGGTAAGTTTGACCCAAAGGAAGAAATATATTACAGTGATGTCTTACATAATGGGTATTTTATTGAAACGTCTAGAAAAACTGGTAAAAAATATACAATGTTGCCTTCTGGAAAAACCAAATATGTAAATATGGACGTGGATCCTCGTCTCGAGCATGAAGTTAAAACCGCAGATGCGAACACCGTTATTCCAGATAACTATCAGAGTTTTCAATATTCAGATAAAGAACTTGATACAAAGTTTCCCCCACCTCCTACTCAATCAGAATCAACTGCCAAAGAAACAAATCTGGAGTTGATGAGACAAAGACATAGAGCAAGGAAAGATAAGCAAGGTAAAAAGTAAATTAAATAAATATAATAGTTTCATATAAAACTTTATCGATAGGTTATACATGAAACATGTTGCGTGTGGAATAATGACAGATAATGACGGTAATATTCTAATGGGAAAAAGACATTCAAGAGGAAGTGATCCAGGTATATGGGAGTTTCCAGGTGGAAAACAAGAAACAAATGAAACGCTGGAAGAATGTTTACATAGAGAATGGATGGAAGAGTTGAATTTACGTATAGAGATATATAAATATGTTACGTTCAGTGAAGAAAAAGGATATATGTGTCATTTTTTCACTGGACATATTTTAAATATTCAAGACATAGAAATGAATGTACACGAAAAACTTGGATTTTATAATTTACGTGAAATTCGTAACTTACATCTATACGAAAATGATAAGAATCTAGTAGATTTATTAATTAAACAACAATCACAAAATGTATCTCTTTTTAATGCACGCATACCAATAAAAATACAAGATTATACTTTTTAACTAAACAACTAACTAACGGTTAATTAACCATTATATAATTTTATTAACCGTTCATGATTCACCATACTTGGTCACCACCTTCTCCTGCATACGCTCCAGTTGTTCCGCAAGAACGTACTCCTCGGGCAACACCATCTTTACGTTCTGACGCACACCGTCTTCGGTTCGGCGTTCATACACCAAATGAGGCTTCCCCCTTGCAGTGATTAACGAGTAGTATTTCGGAAGCGCAGGTTCATCACTGGGAGGCATCTCGCCCTTGTCTAAATACGACAAGATGTCAATTGCTTGTTGAAGCTTCTCTTCGGGCGACACCTTCTCGGACTTGGAACTGTATAGTGCTTTCTTGTCGTTGGCTATTAGCGTCGGGTGCTTTTCAACGACAAAATATGAGCGTGTCTTTCCGTTTGTGCCGTATTTTACGAGACCACTATAATGAACATATTTGGGTATCATGTCATGTGTAATTCCTTCAGGATATTCAGGAGCATCTGCCTTTCTGGCTCGTTTTGTGCCTTCTTTGATACCGTTTGAGTTCTGTTCTTGTTCTTTTCTGGTTGCAACACGTAAATTATCGTATGTATTATTTAATGGGTCTTGGTCAATATGGTCAACACTAATGGTGTTTGTTCCCTTGCCGTTTCCATGACAACCTGTTATTACTTGATGGATAAATAAATTGTTATTACCCAAAATATAACCAGACTTCTGATACGACCATATTATTTTCTTGTTGTGTTTCTTTTCATAGTCTAATATTTTTTCATAAGATACAGGACAAAGTTTACATATTTTATCTTGATTACATAACATTAAGTATTGAGTTTTATCATCACTGGTTTTAATCTCACACATATAGTTCTTAGTTTCTCCTGCATAACGTCCTCGTTTAACTACTGTTTCATTGTTCAAATATTTTACTACATTATAATTTTGCGTAAAATCATAAAAACTAGGTTTTGTGAAACATACATTTATACTACGTATATCCGCATCATCTCCGTTTTTGTAAGTATAGAACTCTGTATATGGATTAACACCATGAAAAAACTCTAACAGTGAAATACGTTTATAATTTACTCCATACGTAGGAATAGTGTCATTTGGATTGTGAAATACAAATCTTTTGGAACAGTTTATTATTTTTTCTAGTTGTCTTGTATCAATAATAAATACCGCTTTTGTTGAATATTCTATTCTCCACATATCATTTTCAATAAATGAATAAGTTGGGCGAATATATATGCCATCGTGATATGTGTTAGGTAATAACACATTGTTTGTAGAAAGTTGTTGCTCGTTCATATTATATATATTATAATATGAATGTCTTTAAGTAGTTATTATAGCAATTATACAAGTTATATAAACCTCATAACTTAATTTGAGTATGCTAACCCGCCCATTCCCGACATCACACGAAGCACGTTGTAGTTGGTAGCGTAGACACGAACCTTGGCGGTAGAGGTTCCGGCAACGGTAGCGTTGGAAAGAACCAATTGAAGGGTAGCGTTGTCAATACGGGAGAAGTTGCAGGTTCCGGAAGGTTGGTGTTCCTCAGGGCGAAGAGCAAAGGAGAACACGTTGATACCGGTATCGGGGTGACGGGTGTGAGCTTGGTAAGGTTGAACCAAGTCAAAGTAAGATCCCTCACGCTCGGAGAAACGATCTTGTCCGTTAAGTTGAAGCTTAGCAACAACCACAGGGTTTTGTCCCCAGCAGTGCATATCCAAAGAGGTCTCAGCAAGAACGAAAGAACCAGCATCAGACACAGCAGAGTTGATTCCACCAGTCAAGTTAGCATCAACGGTGTAAGGCTTTCCGCTTCCGGTAAGGGTAGCACCGTTAAGAGCGTTAGGATCAGCGAAAGCATCACCCTTGATGAAAGCATCATCACCACTGATTCCAAGAGGAGAACCGAAAGCGTGAAGAGCGTTAGGAAGAGCATCAACAGCATCAGTGTAGTTGAAAGGTTGAGCACCAAGCACCTTGAAAAGAGTAGAATCACAGATCAAAGAAGCACAGTAGTCAACGTTGGTATCAGGTTGCACAACCCAGATCAACTCCTTCACAGGGTGGTTGAAGTTCAACTTGATCTTGTTGGAAGAAGAACCAACAGACTCGTCTCCAGTGAATTGAAGTTGAGTGATCAAGTATTCGTGAGGGTTTTGTGCGAATCTGCGGCGCTCATCGGTATCAAGGAACACGTAGTCCACGTAAAGAGAAGCAGCAACCAAAGATTGGTTGTAAGCGATGGTAGCGGTAGCAGCAACCTTGTTGTTAGGGTTAGCGCATTGAAGAGCGGTAACAGCCCACAAGCACTCATCAATAGGACGAAGATCAAGGTTGATCTTCACCTCGTGGTATTGAAGAGCGATCAAAGGAAGAGCAAGACCGGGGTTGGTGCAGTACCAGAATTGAAGAGGAATGTAAAGGGTGGTCTCAGGAAGAGCGTTGCGAGGAGCACACACTTGACGAGGAGCAGTGGAATCACAAGGTCCATCAACATCAGCGAAAGCAGGGTCGGTGATGAAGGTAAGATTGGTGGTGTTTCCAATCATCTTGTAGTATCCCTTTTGTTGATCAGCAGTCATGGTAAGTTGGTTCCAGATGTGCATCCAGTCACCATATTGACGGTCAATGCGTTGACCACCAATCTCAACCTCAACTTGGGAGATCAATTGCTCACCAGGGAAATCCAACCAACGAGCATACACGGAAGAAGCAGAAGCAGTTCCCATGGATTGGTTGATCTCAGGAAGAGTCACTTGAAGATAAGTGCGGTAAGCAAGATCACCATTACGGCTGATGGTGCAG